TTACTTGCATATGCTGCCCCCCCTAAATTATAGGGAATATCAGCTATTACAAGTTGTGCCTTGGGTATGCCATACCTTTTGTAGTTCTGAAAATTATCATTAAATAATTCTACTTTCATTAAGCTTCCTTTCACATTTTCTTATCATGTCAAAGATTAATTCATTGGGTATATTGGACCTCTCATTATAACGACCATTCCCATTGGATTTAATATCTTTAAATGCTAACTTTGTAGCAGTTTTATTATTCCGTAAGCCAAGATTTATATTACTTGCAAAAATTGTTGGCTTTTGAATGATATAACCATAATCACTGTAATAAGTTCTATTCTTATGTGGTAATTTAAATCCTATTACATCCTCTAAATATTCCCATATTCTAGATTGCATAGGGTTCTCTATGATAAATATCTTTGGTTTATATCTCTCTATGATCTGCACCATATTATATGTACACATTTCACCATTTATTCTGGTAAGAAATGATTTCCCATATTTATATTGATACCTTTCATAATCCCTATGCTCTCTTATAGTAAATTTGCTTGATGCTTGAATATCTCCAAATAATGATGTTGCTGTATTAAATTCTTTCTTCCAGCATGCATTTCCATTTTTCATGGCGCTTGCAATACTCCAACTCTCACATGGTGGAGAGGCTAGAATTACATCTGGCCTATCCAACATGTCTAACTTTTCAAACAAAGCTTTATCATCAAACAAGGTATTGATAGCTAAATCTTGATTTATAAAATTACTATTTTTATTTTCTCTATCTATACCTATGCTTGTAATATAGTGTTGCCCCCCCCCATTGAGAATTGTATTCATATACAGCTTTCTTATAGCAACTATTGCCACTATCGAATAGCCCCCATATATTCATATTCTATTTAATGCCTTCCATTCATCTAATTTGAATATAGCCTTACCATGCTTTTGAGCATATTCATATTCACCTTTACATCCTCGACTCTGTTCCCATCCATCGCACAATACTAGGATGTCACAATGCCCTAATAGGCCTAGGCAAATATCTAGCCCCTTTTGGTATTCATCACCTGTTAAATAAACAAATCCATAGTTATGGATAGGTGATACATAATCATTGGCTGTATCTGCAAATATTAATTCATTCATGATTACATCTATCTTTTCTCTATTGCTTTTCTTCCCACCATAAGGATGGGCTACATAGATAAGCTTCTTACTCATTAATTTAATCCCTTCGCTGCTCTATTAAATGGACTGTTTTCATATGGTGTGATATCATCCGCATCATCCATGTCTAAATCATCATCTTCACCAATGATCTCCGCATCACTTGTGTTTGCATTGCCATTGGCTTTTTGTTCTTCATCAAATAGGTTGGCTTGCGCACGTTTCCCTTCAATGTATGCTTCAATTTCACCTAGAACTAGATTAATGTCTTCTGCTAAATCCTTATCAACATCTAGCCATTTTGTGCTAAATACACATACTTCGCTTTCTTTATTTCGTAGATATCCCTTTACTTTAATGCCAGATACTTCATCTGGGGAGAAATCTTTACCACCATATCTAAATTCAATTCCAGATACAGCTACCATGTTTTGAGCGAATTTAAATGCTCCAAACTTGGATAGTAATAATGCTTTCATTGTGACATGTGCTTCCTTGAATTCTGGTCTTGGCTTTTCATACGATTTCAAAGAATGCTGCTCATCCATTCCTTGTACGTATTTCGTATAAGTAATATCAAATTTACCGCTTTCCATTTTAAATTTTGTTATTGTATACCTCATTTTCTTTTCTCCTTTACTTTTCTAGCATCAATATAGCCCTTACAATTTATACATTTCTTAGCCATGATATAGGGTATTTTTACTCTAATTCCTCTTTTATCCGGCACCGGCAGCATTAATTTATTTGGGCATTTACAAGTAGTTCTTACAAACAATCCTTGATTGCCTGTAAACTTTACTGCATGCTTACATGTTTTAGCTTTTAAAAACATATCCTTTGGTCTTGCCATTACCGCATCAACCTTTCTGCCCTTTCTAGGGCTTTATTTCGTTTCTTTTCCATTGGCAATGTCTCTGCATTGCCCTTATCAAAAGGGTATTTGTTCATCATCATTGAAGTTATCAAAGTTCGATGGTTCATTATGTCCACCATTTAATGTGGCCCCTACAAAACTTGTGACCACTTCTGTTACATATCGCTTTTCGCCATTTTGAGTTTCATATGATCGTGTTTGAATTCTACCTTGTACCAAACATTTATTTCCCTTTCGCAAAGTCCCTATTTCTTCTGCTAAGGTTCCCCATGCTACACAATTTACAAATGCCGTCTGTTCCTTTGCTTCCTTTGTATTAGCATCAATATAGGTATTACTTGCAGCTACTGTAAATGTTGCTACCGCTCTACCAGTCTTTGTATATCTTACTTCTGGGTCTCTCGCTAAATTGCCCATTAAATTAACCGTGTTCATTTTTTCTCCTTTATGCTATTTGTATAGATGCCATCTATTTCTTCTAATTCAGTAACTGATATTTCTCCATTTAGCCATGCAGCACATATAGCTACATCCATAAATGAATTTGTGTATATTCTATCATCTGTTGTATGTACCCCTACAGATATCCCTGCTTCTGTAAAATAGATATACTTTCCTGTATCATTCCATGCATTCATTGCATATGCGTTTATAATTGCTTCTCCAGTTGTTCTAGGAATAAATACAATCCCACTATATTTATTTTCCATTAATTATCCGCCCTTTTATTCCATGCCTTTTCACAATCTAAATACAATGGCCACTCTTCAAAATGAGTGACGGCTCCACATTTATCACATGCCACCATATGATGTTTTAGCCCTACTTTTATCCCTGTCATAATCCTCATATGTTTATTCCCGCAAAACGGACAGGGCCTTAGTCGATTTTCTCTGTTCATATTCTCCCCTCCAATCAGGTAATCGAATTAGCCTATATGTTCTAAATGGAAATCCATAATTATTTACCCCTTCATATACACTATCTTTATCTAAGTAGTATCCATTAGGTACTTTAATATCCTTACGCCACTCTGTAGCCTTTAGTATCTTTTTCTTTACTTCTGGCTTTTCAAGATTATTACTAGATATCCATTTCTTTCTTATCTGCGCATCTTTATGATCAATGTCAGATTTTCTCTCTTTCATGAAATACTTAGCTAGCCCTATAGCATCTTCGGCTTCACCTCTGTAGTACTCAATTTTTGTATAGCCATGTGGCCATAGCTTTTTTAATAATTGAGTAGTTAATTCAATACCTCTTGAAAGTAATGCATGGAAATGTATCCGCCCCTGCTTTTCCATCACATAGATATATTTACAGATTGTCTTCTTTTTATTAAATAAGTCTCTTACCTTTCTAAAGAATTTTCTTATCATCTCTTTTGCATCTAATTCATCTTCCTCATTCTTAAATGTAAGAGTCAGATAATAATCATCAGCCTTAAAATTCATATCTATTAGCAGCCTTAATTGTTTTTCGGCCACTCTTAAATTATTTTTCCTTATAGTCTCCGGTGTTACTTGCTTTCTTTCACTCCTTATTTTTCTTCCTGGTTTTCCATAGTATGAATTTCCTGTAATATGATCTGATACTTCAATCATATTTACAGATTTTATTGTCGTCCTTTTTCTCATTTAGTTATCACCTTATGTTGAGTTGTTAATGTATCTATCTAGTCTCACAAAATAGCTATAAAACCGCTATTTTACTAGACTTTTCCCACTATATGTGATATACTAAACGTGTAAGGATAGTTATCACATAACTTTAATGGCCGTGTTTCCCGACACGGTCATTTTTCTTTGTCAAAATTACAATGCCAATCACCTTGAGACTTTGTTATGTATTGGCAATTACTGCAGCAATCCATGCATATCAACTGTTTATGTCTATGACATACTACAGCATGCTTGATTACTTTTTTACATTCTGGGCATGTATTATTTAGTGCTTTCTCATACCATTTAGTACTCATATCCATGCCTTTCTTTTAGTATTGTTTGTAAAACTTTTCTGTATTCTCTTGGATGTGATCCAGCGTGAATTTTAATTCTATGGCAATGCCAACATAAGCAACATAGATTTTCTATGTTATTTTTTCCTCCTGCTGACCTATATTTGATATGATGAACCTCTTCATAAGGCGCTCCACATAAAATACATTTTTTGTGGTCTCGCTCTATAACCTTAGGCCTGATTTTCTCCAATTCCATATCATGCTTTTTCTTATTTCTACTTTTCTTGCTTAATGGCTTCTTTGAAACCAGTCTTGTTTTGGCTCTTAACGGTGTCCTTTTAAGCATTTTTATCCCAGTCCCTAGCTATTTGGGCCTCAACTAATCTACAATCCAATTTATAAATATTGATTGCTTCCGTAGCACTGGCATAGAGTGTTTTAGCCACGTCTCTTTCATATCGTAATTGGCTGATGACCTCATCACCATTTACCAGTTCCATAATTAGAGATACTTTTTCTCCATTATGTTTTGCCTGCAATATAGCTTTACGTTTTTCAACTCTATATTTTCGTTCTGCTGCTGCTAACTCTATGCCTCGCTCTTTGGCAATCGTAAGGGCCTTATTTAAATCATCCCTTCGTTTATTTAGATATGGTAGTAACTCCCAACTGTCTAATTGCTGCATGCTGCTTCCTTTTTATTTCCTTAATTTTCTTGTTATATAGCCATAATCGTTTGGCTTTTTGTAGCAAATAAATCCCAGTAGAATATGCTGCTATATTAACTACATTAAAAAGAACATCGCCCCATGACTGTGCAAATTCAATGCCACCATATAATCCAAATACAATGACTCCAAATAACCACTGTATTGCTGTGATAACCTTATCCATATCTATCACTCCTATGCCTTTAACCATTTCATATGTTGTGAACGCATCCATGCTTCAAATCTATCTACATGGACTAGGGTCTGCTGCGGCCCCAACTGCATACAAATATCATCAAATTTTCCTTGATTTCGGATCATGTCTATCCTGCGATATATATACATCCGACTTCTTCCCCAAATCTTTGCCAATGTACTTATTGGCACATATTTAGGTTTTATAGTGTCCATAGTTATCCTCTTATTGTTAATATGTTATGTTCTATCAAATGTTTTTTATGATAAATTGACTCAACTTTAATCACCATGTATCCTAATCGTTATACATGGTGATTTTTTTCTAATAGTTTCAGATCACTCATTTGACTCATCTCCTTTTTGTAATACTCCTTTATATTTTTTAGCTTTCTCTCTGATAGAACGAATAAACTCGTTTTTACTGCCAAAAAAAATATTATTATGTTCAATTCCATATGTAGTTAAAATTTTATTTACCATATCAAACGGCATTTTTGTATTATCATCTTCCCACTTTGCAATAGTTTGGTAATGTACACCAAACAGTTCTGCAGCTTCTTTTTGACTATACCCTGCATTAATACGAGCAGCTTCTAAGGTTATTACCATCTTCTCACCTCCTTGACACTAATATAAACGAGTTTATTCGTTTCGTCAACCCTATTTATAAATTTAACTACGAATTTTATCGTTTTTATTTTTTATTTATATTGATTTTAACGATTTTATTCGTTATAATAAAGATAATTTAGAAAGGAGAACTTATTATGCCAAGGAATCAACTTAGTGATTTTGATAAAAAACTTAGATATCAAATATCAAAGAATTTAAAAAAATACACTTCACATATGACTCAAGGTGAATTATCAAAACTTACTGGTATCCCCGCATCAACACTATCTGGTTATTTTGCAATGCGTTCAACCCCTAATGCAGGGACTATCCAAAAAATTGCAGATGCCTTAAAAATTGAAAAATCTGATCTTGACCCTAGATTTTCAGAATCAAAAATAAACTTTTCCCCACGTGTAGAGAGAGATATTCAAAAACGCATTCAATCTATATTAGATGATTTAAATTCAGAATCCGGTCTAGCCTTTTATAATGGTGGTGAAGAAATGGATGACGAAACTAAAGAATTATTAAGACTTTCACTAGAAACATCTATTCGTACAGCTAAAAAGTTAGCACAAGAAAAGTTCACCCCTAAAAAATATAAAAAAATGGAGTGATAATAATGAATATTAAAGGGATTGTTAAATCGTTAATAAAAAAGCACAATACCAATGACCCATTTCAATTATGTGAATGTCTCAATATTGTGCTTAGATTTGAAAATTTGGGAAGTTTATTAGGATACTATGATACTAATTATAGAATTCATACTATTCATATTAATCAAAATATATCCGCATCACTACAACGTTTCGTATGTGCACATGAACTAGGTCATGCACTCATGCATCGTGATGCCAATGTACCTTTTCTACGTGCGCATACGTTCTATTGCACAGATAAATTAGAGCGACAAGCTAATACGTTTGCAATAGAGCTTTTATTACCTGATGAGTATATCCAAGATCATAAAGATATTACAGTCTTTAATCTTGCTAGATTATCTGGCATTCCTATGGGGTTAGAAGAATTGAAAAACACTGGGAGAATTGATTTTTATGGAAGAAATTAAAATTAATGTAATTGACGAGTCTGATGCCGACAAGGAACTAATTGATTATATGATGTCTTTAGCAGAACTAGCAGCAATCGATGATGACAATCCTAATATAATTGCTGTTAATGACACCCGCTATACTGGTGCATATATCAAAAACGATAGACTTACTTGTATCAAATGTCATAAGCCATTATCTAAGCTTAAAGAAAACCTTCATGTGCACATGGATGGTAATATTGATAAATCGATCTATCAATGCTCTTGTGGACAATATATTATTAAAACATATCCTAGCAAAAATTACAGAACACTATTCACCAATGGTGATTAATATGAAACTAAAATTATTACCTTTATTATTTTCATTCTTATTAATTAATACATCTGTATTTGCTGCTATATATCCACAACATCTATTAGATAATCCAAATTATCAATTAGTATATGCTCTAATGGATCATGCTGTATATATAGATATGTCATCAGCTTATTTAAAATACAATAGTTCTGATGATTTTATTATTGCAGTTAATGAAACAGATGCAGCTTTTATTTTTGACCCATCTACTGAACTCGAAAACTTAAAATCTATCAAAGGTACAAATTTAGTTTGGTACTATAAACCTCTTTCACCTAGTAAAGTATTTACTACTCAAGTAACTATTGATTCTAAACCTGTTATTCTTCCTCCATATATCGGTGAACAATATGCTTATTATTCTTTAAACTCTGGTGATAGTTGGATGCCTTTTGATATTTATAATACAGCTGGGCCTATGCGATTACGTAGTAAAGCCTTTATTCTTCTTGTAAATAAATTATCATCTAAATAAAAAAATGCCCCTATCTAGCTGCTACTAGATAGAGGCTTGATGCCTTAGAGACACCGCATATTTATATTATACCATACCTCTAAGGTTTATTTATTATACATTTTTTAGCCGAGGGGGTATTTTTTATGTGGTGTGAAACTGTAACTACCAAATCAGGTATCACTAAATATAAATTTCAAGAACGCTATATGGATCCATATAGCGGTAAAATAAAAAGAGTATCAGTTACTTACACTAGTAATAGCAGACAAGCATATAAACTAGCGCAAGCTGAACTACAGAAGAAAATTGACTTGGCCACTAATACAGATATTGCTAAAGATATGACATTAAATGATGTAATATCTGAGTATTTAGAGTCAAAGCGTGCATTTAGAAAATCATCTACACAATATAGCATGGATAATTTACATAAGCAGGTTATTAAATGGTTCCCTGTTGATATATTATTATCTAAGCTATCTCCTTATATTATCCAAAGTACATTCGATAAGTTCGCATGCCAGTATTCTTACAATTATACTAAGCTTGCTCTTAGCCTTATTAGACAATCATTAAAATATGCACGGCGTATGGAGTATATCCGTGATATTTCCTTTTTAGATAATATTGAACTTCAAAAGCCTATAGCAGATGTTGACCGTATCAAAAAACAACGTTCCAAATTTTTAACTAAAGATGAATTAAAAGATTTGCTCTTACAATTAGATTCTATCAATCACCATGTATCCCTATTATGTGAGTTTCAAGCATTAACTGGTCTAAGATTTGGCGAAATGGTAGCGTTACGCACTCAGGACTATGATATAGAAAATGCTGAAATAGATGTAAACGCTACTTTATCTAGTCGTGGTAGCTTTTCTGACCCTGCCATGCGATTGCCACCAAAGAATGTGCATTCTATCCGTAAAGTAAAATTGGATGCTAGAGCTGTACAAATTATTAATCACTTTATAACCGCTAATCAAGCAAGGCGATTATGGAAATCTAAATTTGCTGACTTAGGATATATCTTTGTTACTGACGGTGGTTTACCATATGATCTTCATTATGTAAATCGTACTATTAAAAAGCTTGGTTTTCATAAACCAGTAAGCACGCATACATTTAGACACACACACATAAGTATATTGGCAGAATCTAATGTACCTTTAAAAGCAATTATGGAAAGGGTAGGACATCATGAACCACGTACTACACTTGCTATTTACACCCATGTAACTGATGAAATGCAGCAAGAAGTTAATGCTGCAATTACCAATATGGGAAAAATACTTTCAGCCAAATAAAAAATAAACCGCCTAGGCTTATTAGCTTTGGCGGTTTATTTTTACAACACACTTTATTCTTAATTTGATTATAACATAGTGACTTGGAAATGCAATATAAATTAATTCTATAGTTAAATAAATAATATGCCACCGCATCATATACAGTGGCATTTATAATCCTCATATAAAAGGGGCAAATATTTCTAATTTAGAGGGGCAAAAAAGGGGCAAATTGTCGTTACAATGCGTTACAATTTGTTATTGTTCACTTTCTAAATTATTAGATAATTACTGCTTGTGTTACAGTTTGTTATAATGCGTTACAATCTGTTAAACGGTAAATAGAAATGGTGCGGTTGGCGGGACTTGAACCCGCACGAGCGTTAGCTCACCACCCCCTCAAGATGGCGTGTCTGCCATTCCACCACAACCGCATGGAATACAAATGGTGCCTCAGGACAGAATCGAACTGTCGACACACGGATTTTCAGTCCGTTGCTCTACCAACTGAGCTACCGAGGC